CTACCAGTTCCGAATGATCAGCTCACCCGACTTGGCCTTCGACCGGCCGGCACCGCCCACGGTGTAGTTGATGTCCACCCGCTCGATGTTCAGCCCGGCGAACGCCTGGTGCATCTCCGGGATATCGTTCACAGAGATGATCATCCGGCCCTGGACGGTCTTGGCCAGGTCGCCCATGCGCTGGTACTGATGCAGGCCGAAATCGACGCCATAGCCTTCGGTTCCCCAATACGGCGGGTCGCAGTAGATCAGGGTGTGCTCGCGGTCGTACTTGCGGATGCAGTCGGCCCAGTCCAGGTTCTCGATATAGGTCCGGCTCAGGCGAAGGTGGGCGGCCGATAGGTCTTCCTCCAGGCGCAGCAGGTTGAGCTTCGGCCCCGAGGTGGTTGAGGTGCCGAACGTCTGGCCTTCGACCTTGCCACCGAAGGCCATCTTCTGGAGGTAGAAGAAGCGGGCGGCCCGCTGGATGTCCGTCAGCGTCTCCTCGGGTGTGATCTGCAGCCACTTGAAGATTTGCCGCGAGGTCAGCGCCCATTTGAATTGCCGGACGAACTCCTCCAGGTGGTGGCGGACCACCCTGTACAGATTGACCAGCTCCCCATTCACATCATTGAGTACCTCGACCTTAGTCGGCGCCTTCAGGAAGTAGAGCGCGGCCGCGCCGCAGAACGGCTCGACGTAGCAGGTGTGCTCAGGGAAGAGCGGGAGAATGTGTTTCGCCAGGCGGCGTTTGCCCCCGATCCAAGGAACGATGGGGGAAGCGGATTGTATTTCCATTCTGTGTAAGCCCTTTTTGTTAGTTGCAATTGTGTTAGGCTTAGACCCGCCGTGTGCACGGTAAGGGGGCCTTGGCCAAGGCTCACAGGTTCTGTCTGTGGGTTACGGTGACGGCCGAGGTGTTCCCGCACCACGGCCGCCGCCCTCTTCTTCAAGCCGGTTGCAAAGCGTCCGGCGTCTCGATAAAGCGCGCCTCGTAGGGCAGGATCCAAAGATGCTGCGGCGTGATCCGGTACAGCGCATCCGGCCGGAACAACGGCCGCCCAGCCTGCTGGAACGCCCAGGCCGCCATCTCGCTACAGAACCACCGATCCGGCTCCTGCCAATCCCGATGCAGACCGATTCCGAGCACACCCAGCCAGTCGTAGGGCTTGCCGATCTGCGACTCGGCGGCCGCGATCACGGCTTGGGCGTCGGCGCAGGGAATCGTCATGACGGCCGCCCGGCTGGCATTGGCTAGGCGGGTTGCCAGCAACTCGCGCTCGACGCCGTGGAAGGCCACCGCGCCGAGCACTGACTGGCCGTCGATCAGGTCGACATGCGACCAGGCTGACCAGGCCGTGAGGCGGATCAAGGCACTGCCGGGATGCCGGCGCCGGGTGAAGAGCAGCTGAACGGTCGACATAGTCTTAGCCTCCGAAGGTTTCAGGCCAGCCGACCGAAAAGTCATAGGTAGCCGGGTCGGCTGCAGCTTCCATCGCAGCCCGATGGGTCTCCGCCACCGCGAACAGTCGCGCATCGAGATCGCCTGCAGCGGCCACGATGTCGAAAGCAAGTTGGGCCGTGATCGTGGCGAAGGAGCCGTCCATCGTTTTCCACTTCACCGGCTGGCCGAGGATGGAGAGGTTATCGGTCATTGCTCCACCAGCGGCGATCAGGTCGCGGGCTTTGTCTTTCAGGCCAAGGTGCTGGATGCGGCTATCGGCATCGCTGTGGAACCACAGCGTGCCAACCTTGAATCCCCCGCCCTTGCGTCGATCGCGCTCGGCCTTGATGGCCTCCCACTTGCCTGCTTTGACTGCTGCGGCAGTCGGCGCTGGTTTTGGCACTACGACGACTCGCCCGTTGACGACATCAAGCGCGTCGCCGGGCGAGCGCGCCATCGCTGCGTCGAAATCCTCTTGCGGGATATCGATCAAGTCACTCGGTATGGCGGTGTATTCGATGTCATCAGGGTAGAAACATCCGGTCGATTTGCTGAATTTCATGGGGGCCTCTCAGTATCCAATTGCGAGCCAGAAAACAGACCATCCGGAAGACACCTGGCCTGAATCGTTGAATGTCTTAGTAGTTACGCCCGTCGTGGAGCGGGTACCAAACACCTCGATCATTGCCGCCATACCGCTGCCAGCGTGCGTTCCATGGATTCCGACGCAGGCTGTCGGGAATGCGATTGGGAAGGTCACTGCAATCGAGCCGTCTGCCGCCGTCGAACCCGAACCCCACTGGATGATTAGCCCGGAAGGTAACTTCTGATAGCCGGACGTGCCGAACGACTTCGAGAAACTTGCCGAGCCGAAGCCGCCAAGAATCACATACCACTGCCCCCCGGACCCGTTGCCGACTACGGTCACGCATTCGCCGCTTGCAACGGACAGGGTGTTCGCTGCTACGCCTGAAGCACTCTGAATAGGCTCACTGCCGTTGGCTTTGAGGGTGAGCGCTAAAGGCGCGCGGAATGTGTAGGTGGCCATTCCGGAAGGGAACGACGCGAGAGGGGGCAAGGTGATCGTCAGGTTTGACGCTTGTGACTCGAACCAATGTCCTGCCTGAGATGCAGTGAGAGTGGTGTTAGCCGTCAAGGCGATCCCGGCACCATTCTGGAAGTGCAGACCTTGTTGCCAAGCAAAGGCTGTCGTCGCCAGCTTCGTGCTGTTGTCGAACTGCGTAGGGGTCGGTCCAGCAGGAGAACCCGTGAAAGCCGGGCTCGCCAGCGGCGCCTTGAGTGCAAGGGCGTTGGTGACGGTCGCCGCGAAGTTCGCATCGTTGCCCAGGGCGGCGGCCAGCTCGTTGAGGGTGTCCAGCGCTGCCGGCGACGAGGCGACCAGGACGGCGATCGCTGCCTGGACGAAGGCGGTGTTGGCGATCTTGGCGCTGTTGTCCCCGGCCGCCTGGGTCGGGGCATTGAGGCCGCCGGCCCACTGGAAGGCGATGGGCGTGGCGCCGATGATGATGGCGCCGTCCGTCTTGAGCATCCAAATGGTGTCCGCGTTGACCGTCCCGGCCTCGACCGGCACCAGCGCCCCGGCGTTGAGCTTGGTTCCGATGTCGGCGTCCGTTGCCCGCGCCCATGCGCCCGCCGCCGCCACGTAGATGCCGTTTTCCGCGCCTGCTGCCTGATCCTTCACCAGCACGCGGTCACCCGCCACCAGCACCACGCCGTCGATCGTCTGCAGGCCGGCAAGTGCGATCGCGGCCGTAGTGGCCACGCGCACCGATTGCTTGCTGTCCCGCTTGTTGAGTTCCTCGGCGACCTTGTCGTCGCAGTATTGCCTGGTGGCCAGGACCACACTCGGATCGACCAGCAGAGTCACCGCCGAGGTGTTGGCCACCTCCAGGATCATCCGCACGTAGAGCTGCTTGTTGGAGCCGGCCGCCAGGGTCGGCTTGTAGCTCTCGGGGAACTTGCCCACGGCGATCATCGCACCGGCACTGTCGAACAGGCCGACCTCGCGGATGTAGAAGCCGCCGACGTCGTCAGGGATCACCAGCTCGGCGACGATCCAGTTGGGATTGTTGGCATCAACCGCCAGGTGGTTGATAGCGCCGCGCCAGACCTCGTGCTTCAGCGTGTTCTGCGCTTCGGTCGGGTTGTAGTAGGCGCCGTTGTCGCCGTCGCCCACTGCCATCTGGGTCAGGGTCAGCGGCGTGGCGGTCGCCGTGGCGTTGGCCAGCTTGTTGCGGCCGGTGGCGGTCAGGATCGTGAAAAACTCATTGGCCATAGGGGCTCCTTCGGATTAAGCGGTCTGCGGATAGACCCAGACGGTCTCGACGCTCCAGTGGCCAATGCCGAAGCGCGGCACCTGGCTCACCTGGTTGAGTTCGGTCAGCTCGTAGGGATAGACGGTGGCCAGCTCGCCGCACAGGGTGGCGGCCGCGATCGCCGGCATCTGGCTGACGTTGGCCAGCGAAAGGGTCAGCAGCTCCAGGTGCGAGCGGACGTTCTTGTACTCGGTGATCAGGGCGACCAGGGCGTCGAAGGTGGCCTCGTCGATACCGCGCGTGGAGAGGTCGACGTTGATCTTGAAGTAGTAGGGCTGGCCGCCGTACTGGAACCACTCGCTGATCTGGCCGGACAGGGCCAGCGTCTCCAGCACCTGCTGGATCGCCCAGCGGGTTCCCTTGTAGCGGTGCAGCTCGATGGCGCGCTTCAGCAGGCGCCTGCGTTCGTCGTCATCGCGGGCGAACTGCCAGCCTTCGCCCAGGATGTGCAACTGCTCGGCCAGGTTCGGCAGCGCCGAGGCATTGACCGTATCGACCAGATAGACCAGCAGCGGCGACAGGTCCATGTCGCTGATCCGGGCGGCCAGCTGGCCCAGCGCCTGGAAGCGTTCGTCGCCGGCCAGCGGCGGCGGGAGCAGAAGCGCGTCAGCCATCGACCGTCCCCGTCACGACCAGGTTGATGCCGGTGCAGCGCGCCCACTCGTTCTCGGCCAGCACGATCTTCGCTGGGGCGGCGCGCACGATGTCGTACACCCCGGCGACCTTGAGCGCGGCCTCGACCTGTACCGGCACGATGTCGCGGCCAAGGCCAGCGGCACGGTCGGCCTTGTAGGCTTCGGCCGCCGCTTGCGCTTGGGCCAGCACGCTGGCGACGTCGGTGTTCTTGTAGAGCACCAGCTGAGCGTCGATGGCGTAGTCGATCGGCGTCGGCGCCAGCGCCTGCACGTTGTCGGTCAGCGGCCGCACGCGGTCGGCCGAGCAGGTGGCCTCGACCAGCGAGAGCATGTTCGCGTCCGGCAGCCCGGTGGTCAGCAGCGGGTAGAGCTTGACCACGCCTGGCGTGGGCGACAGCACCGCCACGTCGACAATGCTCTGGTGCGCGCTCTTGGCGTGGAACACATAGGCCAGGCGGCTGCCTGCGGTGCTGAAGGCTTCCGGCGCCAGCTTGATGCGCTCGCGCAGGCGGTCGTCTTCCTCCTCCACGATGCCGCCGGAGGTGACCGTGGTGTTGGCGGCCGTCACTTCGACGTCGCCCAGATCATCGACCAGGTTGTTGATCTGCCCCGGCTGCCAGGCGTTGCCGGCAGCGCCGGGTTCCTCGCAGGTTGCGGCCGCGTCGATCGACAGCTGGCCAGCCAGCAGGGTCACGTCGGCGTCGGTGGCGAAGGTGGCCGTGCCGTCGCCGCCCTCGACGCGAGTGCCGGTCGGGATCAGCAGGTTGGTGGCCAGCGCCGCCGCGAAGGTGAAGCGCAGGGTGGTCTTCGCCGGCTGCGCCGGCAGGCGGGTGACGCCCACCAGTTCGCCCAGGTAGTCCAGCATCGGCGCGCGGGCGTAGGCGACTAGGTTCTGCTTGGCCGCCTCCTGGATGCCGATGCGCACCAGGGTCTCGCGGTAGGCGATCACGTCGATCAGCAGGCGCTCGACCTGCGCCGGGTAAAGGGTCTTGCCGGTCAGTTGCTCATACTGCGCGACGATCTCGGCCGTGATGGCCTGCGGGTCGCGGTCGATGAAACTCGGCTCGGGCAGGCTCACAGGCGCACCTCCGTCTCGCGTTTAACGCCATCTGCCAGCTTCCACTGCACGCGCAGGGTGATCTGGGCCTCCTCGATCGAGGGCGTGACCTTGACCAGCTCGCAGCGAGGCTCCCACAAGCGGATTGCCTCGACCGTCTCGCGCACCAGGTGCGGCACGGCCTGGTCGATCGGGTAGTCCAGATAGAGGTGGATGTTGGAGCCGAAGTCCGGGCGATGCGGGTCACTGCCCTTGGGCGTGCCCAGGATCACGCGGATGGCCTGGTCGATGTCCGCTTCGGCCTCGACCACGTCGAGACTCTTGAGGGCGGGCTGCCAGTGAACGGAGGAAATGTCAGATAGCCGGGTCATGCGGCTATCGTGCCGCCATGCCCGGCCGGGGGATATTAAAGGGCTTTAAGGCTTGGCCAGCCGCTAGTGGCTGTGGTGATTCGAGTTGCCGCCGGCATCCATGATCGTGCCGGTGGCGTCGATGTTGCCGGTGACCTGGACATTGCCGGTGATGGCCGCCGCCGCGCCGCCACCACCCGACCCAGCCATGCCGCCCTGGTAGGTCAGCTTGCCCTTCACCAGCAGGTTGCCGGTGACCTCGGTCTCCGGCACGTCGACGGTGACCTTGGCGCCGGCCTTGAGCAGGATGTCTGCGCCGACCTCGACTACCACCTTCTGGATGCCGCCCTTGACCGTGAGCTGGTGGCTGGCGCGATCGTATTCCATCTCGGCGCCATCGTCGAAGCGCACGTGGTGCTTGTCGCCGCTGGCCACCGGCGCCGGGTCGGAGCTGGAATAGACGGCGCCCAGCACAACGCCGTCCTCGCCGCGCCCGTCCAGGAGCACCACCACGTGCTCGCCGAGGTCGGGCAGGTGGTAGTGCTTGTCGCGCAGGGTCTTGGCTTGCAGCACCGGCAGCCAGGCCGTGCGCAGGTTGTCGTAGTCGGGCAGGCGCACGCGCACGCGGCAGGTCTTGGCATCGACGGCCGAGACCGTGCCGAATTTGAAGCTGGCACCGAACTCTTGCAGGGTCTCGCTCATTTCTTCGTGCTCGCTTGGGTGGTGCCGACCACGCCTACCTGGCCGCTGCTCTGGACGCCGTACACGTTGAGGGTCTTGCCCGACTTCTTCTGGGCCGAGGTGCTGCCGGTGCCCGAGGTGACCGGCAGGGCGACGCGCTTCACTTCCAGCTCGGTGACGTAGCCGCCGCCGCGATCGAGCCGGTGGCGGGCCGACTCCACCAGGTACTTGCCGGAGAGCTTGCCGCAGTCGGCCAGTTCGAAGGTGGTGCCGGCGACCAGCTTGGGGTTGCCCGGCACGGTCAGGCTGCCGGCGGTCTGCTGCAGGTTGGCATCGTCCAGCGCGGCCTGCGCCTTGGCCTGCGCGGCCGCCTTCGAGCCGGAGCGGGTCGAGAGCTTCAGCGTGTCGCCGCTGGCCGATTGGCCGGATTGCTTCTTCGTGCTGGTGGTGGTTTGGCCGACCTCGGTCACCTGGTCGCTCTTCACGCCATAGACCACCAGCTTCTTGGTCTTCGGGTCGTGGTACTTGACCTTGGCTTCCTGGTAGATGTCCTTGATCTTGTCGCGCAGGCGGATGGCGATTAGGTCGGTCGCCTTGAAGGTGGCCACCGTGCCGCCGTCGCGTAGATCGGCCAGCTCGGTGAAAACCAGCTTGTTGCCGACGATCTTGAAGGCGTAGCCGTACTCGCGCGCCAGGCGCGTGAGGAACTCGACATCGCGCTCCTGGTATTGCGTCACTCGGTCGATGCGGATGTCGCGGATTTTGCCGGTCAGGGTCAGCTTGTTGCGCTTGGCGATGCGCTGGGCGATCGCGGCCAGCGTGGTGTTCTCGTAGGCGCGGCCGACGCGGGTGCGCACCGACTTCTTGATGCCGGTGGCCAGGCCACGGATCGACACCGTCGCGGGCGGCTGGGCGAACTCGATCTCGTCGATCTCGAAGGCCCCGCAGGGCAGCAGCGGCGCCGCCTCGTAGCCGATCTTGAGCGACAGCGTGTCGCCCTTGCCGGGGTACCAGTGGCGCACCCAGCGGCCGTCCGCATCCTCCAGCTCGACCTCCAGTTCGTCGGATTGCCCGGACAGGTAGTCGGTGTAGGTCACCGAGCGCACGTAGGGCGTGATGTCGCTGGTGATGTTCTTCTGCTCGTAGGAGAGCACGAACACCGGGTGCGGCACCTTGGCCACGGCGGTGGGCAGCAGGTCGGTCAGCGCAGCCACGGCGGCAGCTCCTCGGACAGGTCTTGCTGCTCGATCACCGGCACCGACAGCCTCAGGCCGCCGGGCAAGGTGGTGGCCAGCGGCACGTGCGGGTTGGCGGCGACGATGCGCTCGTACTGCAGCGGGTCGCCATAGTAACGGGTGGCGAGCTGATCCCAGCGCTCGCCTTCGGTGGTGATGTGGGTCAGGTACATCAGATCGTCCTCGTCACGACCTTGCCGGCCAGCTTGCTGATGCTCGGCGCTGCCGACTCCAGGGCGCCGGTCGCGGCCGAGAGCTGGCCGGCCAGGTAGTCGATGCGGCCGGTCACGGTGCCGGCGCTGACGGCCGACAGGGCGCCCTGGGCGTTACGCACGGCGCCCAGGGCGTTATCGCTGGCGCGCAGGATGCTGGACGCCTCGGGAAGCTGGCTGGTCAGGCTGGCCAGGGTCGGTGACAAGTTCTCCAGTGGGCCGGCCACCTGGTTCATGCCGGTTAGGAGGCTGGGCACCCGGCCCAGCGCTGCCAGCGGGTTGTCACGCAGCTTCTGCGCCAGGCGGGCGGCATCCACCGCGACCCGTAGGGCCGACTGTGCCTGGTTGGCGTAGGTCACCGCCTGGCGGATGTTGTCGCGCACGGCGGCTGCGCCGCTGGCCAGCGTGGTGACGCCAGCGGTCTGGCTGGCTGGCAGCGCCTTGGCCGCGGCCGGCGGCAGCTTGGGCTGGACGGCGGGCGGCGGCAGCGGGTTCTTCTTGTCGCCAACAAACTCGCGGAGGGTGATGCTGGCTTCCAGCGCGATCAGCGTGCCGGCCTTGTCGGTGTGCTTGCTGGTCCCCGAACTGGACGAACTCGGTGGGGCTGACCCACATGCCTTTGGCTCTCATTGGTACCCCTGGGTGATTCTGGCGCCGGTGCGACGGCGGCGGGATTTCACCGTCACCGGGCCTTTGTTGATCTCGCGGCTGGCGAAGTAGGCCAGCGCCACCGCCACGGCAGCATCACCGTGGCGCTTGCCCTTGTCCTCGCCGGTCGTGCGGGTATCGGGGATGCGCGGCACGCCCTTGATGACCTGCACCGCCCGCAGGTCGGCCAGCACGTCCCCGTCGCGCGGCAGGCCGTCCAGGGTGCCGTCCTCGAGGGCGGCCTTGACCGGAGGCATGTGCTCCCGGTACCAGGACTCGGACAGCATCACCTGCTGGATGCGCGATGCCCCGTAGCGCTGCATGGCCACCTCGGCCAGAAACTGGCCATTGCCCCGCGCATCGAACGCGCCGCCGGTGAAGCGCGGCAGGCGGTCGATCAGGTAGAAGGCGATCTGCTCCTGCTGGCGGAAGGGCACGTTGCGCAGCTCGACCAGGAAGGGCACCCGGCGCACCAGGTTCTGCGTCTGGATCAGTGGCACATGCACGGTCAGGTCGCCGCTGCGGCCGAAGTCCTCGCCGTTGAAGGAGATGGCGTCCGCCGGCAGGGCGGCCAGCAGCGGTGCCAGGTGGGCCTCCAGCCAGTCGCGGCACTCGGCGGCGCGGATGTGGTCGGGCAGCAGCTCGAAGCCAGCCTTGCATTCCCAGCGCAGCACCGGCGTGTCGGCCGACATGCGCGACTCGATCAGCGCGCGGGACAGCCAGGCACCACCCGAGTTGGCCGGCACACAGTCCAGCTCCTCCTCGGCGCCGTCGCCGTAGAAGGCGTAGACGTCGGCCATCCAGGCCGCCTCTTCGGCCGCCGTCCATTCCTTGCCCAGGCGCAGGCAGACGCGGCGGTACAGGCCATCGGCCACGGCTTCCTGGAAGGTCACCCGATGCACGGTGCCCTTGCGCTTGCCGGCCCGGATGTCTTCGACCAGCTCGTTGAACGGGTTCTCCACGCCGTTGTGGGTGGAGATGACGCGCACCCGGCCGCCCCAGATGAGCATGGCCAGCGCCGCCTTGAGCAACTCGTCGAGCTGGTCGTGGAAGGCCGCCTCGTCGATCACGATCGTGCCCTGGCGGCCGCGCAGGTTGGACGGCCGGCTGGTGAGCGCGACGATGCGAAAGCCCGAGGCCGGGAAGCGGATCGTGAAAGTCTTGATGTTCTTGTCGGCGTCGTCGTCTTCCCAGAAGCCCTCCTCGATCTCCGAGGCGGCATGGTTGAAGGCCCGAGCCCACATTGCGCACGCCTGGATGTACTCGATGGTCATGTCCTGGTTGTACGCGATGTAGTAGACGTTCTGCCCGCCGGCCGACCGGTTGGAGGCGGCGGTCAGCACGTCGTCGGCGGCCTCGCCCCAGGTCAGGCCCGTCCGGCGGCTCTTCTCGATCACCTTGAGCGGCGACTTGTCGGCGACCATCCAGATCGCCGCCAAGCGTGCGCCGAAGTTCTCGCCGGCCAAAGCCCTCAAGGACGCGGCCGCAGCCTAAACCCTCGCCTCAAGCCGCTCGCCCACGCGGGCGGCTTCGGGAGATGGTTTTTCAGGAGAGAACGATGCCAACGCCTAACCGCCAGCGCCTGATCCGCTTGATCCACGTGGCCAAGCGCGACCTGTCGATGGACGACGACACCTATCGCGCCATCCTGCAGCGGATTGGAAAGAAGGCATCGTCGGCCGATCTGACCATTCCAGAACTGGAGAAGGTTTTGGAACACCTGAAGCGCAGTGGCTTCAAGGTGCGTCCCAAGGCCAAGCCGGCCCAGGCAAAGCCCTCGCGGCCGCTCGCCCAGGATGGAGAGAGCAAGAAAATCCGCGCCCTTTGGTTGTTCCTGCATGAGCTGGGCGCCGTCAAGAACCCCTCCGAGGAAGCGCTGGCCGCCTACGTCAAACGCATCGCCGGGGTGGATGCTCTGCAGTGGATCAGCGGCGAGCAGGCCGAGCGCCTGATCGAGACCATGAAGAAGTGGGCCATGCGCTTCCTGCCGCAGGCCGTGAAGGCGCTGGTGCCTCAGGTCGGCGCCCTGCAGCTGTCCGACCTCGAACGGGGCCAGCTCAATGCCGTACTGAACAAGGCGTTCGCGCGCCAGACCTTTGACCCAATGCACTCTGCCTGGGAGAGCTTGAACGACGTTTTGAAGAGAGGGAGATAGACATGGCCGAAGCTGCATTCCAAGACGATCGCCAGAAGGGCGATTTCAAGAGCAAGGGGCCGGAGCTGCTGGTCGATCTGGCCGAGCAGTGCGCCGTGGCGCTAAAAGAGAGCGCCGGCCTCGACAAGGACAAGGCCGACCAGGTGGGGCGCGAGATTGCCGACCGCATGGCCGCGCACTGGGGCGGCCAGAACATCTATTTCCCGATGGGCCTGTCCTACAAGCTCTCGCAGCGCGATCGCCAGATTTACGACGACTTCACCGGCGCCAACCACAGCGAGCTGGCCCGGAAGTACGGCGTCTCCCTCCAGTGGATTTACAAGATCGTGAAGACGGTGCGCCAGGAGGAGATGGCGCGGCGGCAGGGCGCCTTATTCACCGAATAAAAAACGGGCCAATCGCGGCCCGTTTGTCTTTTCATCCTCTGCAAGTTTCTTTCAGTGGGGCCTTCCGGACTCTTCCCGTATCATCCCGGTTGTTCCCACTTATCTTTCGTCCCCCTCTGAAATATCTCAACGTCTCTCAGGGTATTTCGTATCGTATGTGTTCCGCGGCGTCAATCTGGGCTTCGCGCCGTTCGTCACGCACGAGCTCGGCCTGTCGGCCGCCGATCTCGGTCTCCTCACCAGCCTCTATTTCCTCGGTTTCGCGGGGGCGCAGATTCCGGCCGGCGTGATGCTCGACCACTTCGGCCCGCGTCGCGTGACGGCCGGCATGCTGCTGTTTGCGGCGGCCGGCGCGGCCGTGTTCGGCGCGGCGCACGGCATCGGCACGATGATGGTCGGCCGACTGCTGATCGGCGTTGGCGTATCGGTGTGTCTCGGCGCGGCGTTCAAGGCGCTCGCGCAGCATTTCCCCGTCGGCCGGCTGCCGCTCGTCAACGGCCTCGTGATGGCCGTGGGCGGCCTCGGCGGCGTGATGGTCGGTTCGCCGCTGACCTGGCTGCTCGGCTGGGCGAGCTGGCGCGCGATCTGTCTCGGCCTCGCGGTGCTGACGGTGGTCGTCGCGGCATCGATCGGCTTCGGCGCGCCCGACGCGCAGCAGGCGCGCCATCAGGGCGGGCTCGTCAGCCAGTTCAAGGGCACGTGGCACATCCTGAGCAGCCGCGCGTTCTGGAAGATCGCGTCGTTCTCCGTCGTCACGCAGGGCGTGTTCTATGCGATGCAGTCGCTGTGGGTCGGCCCGTATCTGCGCGATGTCGGCGGGTTCGATGCGCCGCATGCCGCGCGCCTCGTGTCGGTGCTCGGCTTCGCGATGATGGCCGGCTGCGTCGGCTTCGGCGCGACGGCGCGCGTGCTCGAGCGGCGCGGCGTGTCGGTCTACGCAACCTGCGGCATCGGCATGGCGCTGTTCGTCGCGACGCAATTCGCGATCGTCGCGCGCGTGCCGTTGCCGCCGGCCGTGCTGTGGGCCGCCTACGGAGTGTTCGGCGGCGTGGGCATCCTGACCTACGCGGTGATGGCCGGCCACTTTCCCGCTCATCTGATCGGCCGCGCGAACACGACGCTCACGCTCGTGATCTTCCTGCTGATCTTCGCGTTCCAGATCGGCGTCGGCGCCGTGCTGTCGCACTGGCCGGCGGTCGACGGCCGTTATCCGGCCGCCGCGCACTTCACCGCCTGGGGCGTGCTGCTCGCGCTGCAGCTCGCGAGCGCGGTCTGGTATGTGTGGCCCGCGCGCGGCGCTGGCCAAGCGCACTGA